TTTTTATATCCGTCTAGGTCTATTTCAGCGGTTATAACGTTGTTAAAACCTGTCAAGTTTATGTTGCCTTGACTTACTTTAATTGATTGCCTAAACGGCTTTAAATTGCCTAAAGAATCGCATGGCTGTTCAATAGTTAGAGTATCGGTAAACCTTTCTACAATAGTTTCTTTGACGTTTTTATAGACCGTATCTTTAACCACACGATCTTTATATTCGACCGTAGATTTACGAGCCACACAACTACCAAAAAAAAGTATTAACAAAAATATGTAAGAGGTATTTTTTAGTTTCATAAATTTATTGTAGATTTGATTTCACTTAATTCAGCAATTGGGGCATTGCTTTTTTCATAGTTTTCCCGCTCATTAATTGAGCGGGTTTTTTTATTTAATAAGTCCAAATAACGTTTGCACTTTTACTTAAATCTAAATCGACATGTATAAATGTGTCTGCTATTCCTATACGATTAAAGCCTGTGGCTATTAAAGCGTTTAAGACCTTGAACCTAGTTACACTATTATTACATCGAATATCAACCGCCAACCCTTTTAAATGGCTAGAATTAGGTGTGCCACCAACTTTAGCGTTATGCTCCGGACTTCGATAAGCTGAATTAATTACAAATGGTATTCCAGCATATTCCCTAGCCTTATCTAATTTAGCTAAAAAATCAACATCCATTTTATATTCTATTTCTTTAAAGTACTTGCTCATAATTATATTTTTTTTAAAAAAGTTACTTTATAAACTGAATCCTGTGAGCTATAAGGTTTATGTTTTTCAAAAGGCGAATATGTTACAATTTCTCCCTTCCCATAAGCCTTGTACCCTCTTTCTTTTTCGATTAAGATACCTTTTATAATCTCGCATATTTCAAAGCAATCGTGTTCTTGCAGACCAAATGTACCTCCCTCACTCATATACGTATCAAGAACTATTTTATTTTCATCTTTGTAAACTAAAATAAAATAAATATTTTCATTAATATGATAAACTTCTTCTTTTTCTAAAGCGTATAATTCAGTAAATGATACTAAACTACTACCATAGTCTGAATTAAATGAAGATATTACCTCTTCAGTGCTTTTTATACTTAATGAAATTTTAGCACGAGTTTGTAAACGGTCATTTCTTAATTCGGTTAAATCTCTATTATGTTCTTTTATTTTGTCTTGTATCATTTGCTCACTAGTTTTTCAATTTGTTGTGTAAAATGGAAAAACTTTTCAGACAAAGACTTATAATCGTTGTTATACTCTTTTAAGTCATTTTTATGTTCTTTGTAAATGTTATCTATTTTTTCTTGCAAATCTTTTACCGCATTGTCTTTAGATTTGTAAAGATAACCTACCGCAAAAAGTGCAATTGAAAGAACAAAAATAAGAACAGAAATTAAACCTATATCTTCGTTGTTTTCTATTTTTGGAAGTATTTGTAAAATTATCTTTAGCATAAAATTATTAGTATTAAAATAGCCGAAATTACACCTATTATTTTTGTTGTTACTGGTGATGGGTTAATTATTGGTGTTTGCCAATGTAAATATAAAGTAGACTTAATTTTTTTAGGCAAAAATATGGATAAATATAATTTTTTATCAATTAAGTCTGGCAAATTACCGAAGATATTACCAAGTAAAAATAACATAAAATTACCTGTTAAAATAGATACAACAAATAACAATAAACTTGGCAAAGCATCAAAATAAATTCGCTCCTTAAACGTTAACCCGCTTTCATTTATGTAATCTAAAAGTAAATGAGAACAAGTTGCAACCGCACAACCTATCGCTAAATTATCTTTAAAAATTATCAGCGAGGTTATACCAGCTAATGTGTGAGGTGTTGCATTCATATTTCTGTTATTACTGGTTTAAATTCTATTTGCTCCAATTGTTGTAATTGTGTTCTAATTGCTATAAAAGCATCATCATTTAAAACACTAGTTCCAACTATCCAATTATCGTTAGCATCTTTATGAAATTGTAAAACGCTATTTTTAAACGAATACCCATTTAACTCATTATATTGACTTGAATTTGCTTTTAATACATTCATTAGATTGAGTTTAGATAAGTGTTAAGTATTGTGTTTTGCGTGTTTTTTTCAGTTTCAGTCATTGAATTTCTTGCAATGAAATAACGAATACCTGACGAACTTTCAATCGTCAATATTCTTAACAACCATATATTTTCGTTCGGTATCGAAGTGCTATTATTTCCGTTGGTCGTTTTAATTGTTTTCCTACCAACAGATTCATCCTGTTGATATACGATTTGAGTTGAGGACGTTCTGTCTAAATGGATGTTTTGATTTATATTTGATTCCAAACCAGAACCATCAATATTATCACCGTTAATTCTACTATCTGTACCAACGCCCCTCAATCTAACTTGGTCTGATAAAGTACCTACTAAGTACATTGTATCTATGTCATAAGCATATACACTCACACCCGCATCGTTTAAGGTATAATTAACACCATCTACACTAGGAATGAAGTTTGTATTTATATAAGCTGTAGAACCATCTCCTTTAATCCCTATATTAGGCGTAAACGTCGGACTATTAACAGCTGTCATCGTGACCAATCTTCTCCAATCAATTAAACCAAAATTAATATCGCCGTCTTGAGCAAAAATTCCGAAGCTATCGTACCTATTCCAAAAACCGTTCGCCTTTAAATCTAAAACTAATTGATTTTGTAAAACCTGTTGCCCTGCACTTGGTAACGTATACCCTTGCGCTGTTGCATAATTTAACACTGCTTGATAGCTGACATCAAATCCACCACCACCGCCTCCACTTGTTATTTTTCTTCCGTATTGTAATCCTAAACCTAGTCCTAATTTCATGTTTTTTAATTTCCGTAGTAAACTCTTAACTTTCCACTAGCTACAACTAAATCATGAAAGTAGCCATAAATCACATCGCCATCGTCTAACGTAAATGCTGATGAACTTTTAATCCCTTTGTCCGCATCATTCTCAAATGCAAAAACAGTATCGCCCTTTGCTATTAAAACCGCAAACCGATCATCTGCGTTTATTGTTGCTGTTGCCCCGTTTGAATCTATTTCATTTACTCCATTTGCTCCAAATGAAATTTTACGAAATTCATCTTGAAAATATATCTTACTTTTGCTGCTCATCTTTCTATTTTTGAAATTCTAAATGTTTTTCTGTGTGTTACACAATTGTTATCCCAAAGTGGGTAATCTGTTTTTTTTCGATCAATAAATAACCTTACATTTTCCCAGTAATTAAAAGCCGTTTGTTGGTTCATTTTAAACACGGATTGTTTTTGATTTTGAGAAACCTGCACGCTGTTTTGATCTTGCTTTTCAATGTAACCAAATGGCGTATCAGTTTGCGACCCCATCAAAATATATCTTGCATAAGCATAGAACACAATTACAGCCTTTAATCCTACATTTGTGTATGTTATGCCTTGGTAGGTATAAATGCCTCCATCTAATAGACTTACATATTCCGCATCTGTATAATTACGTATCAAATCATTATAAAAATCTAAACCCATTAATTGTTGCACGTCTGTAAATTGAGCATCTAAAATGTGTTGGTTTAAATTTCCGTTGTTGTAATTCGATTGCGTTATATTTCTATAATTGCTTTCAAAATCTGCTCTATTGATTAGTAACTGCATCTGTTTTTTCTTGAATTAATAGCTCTAAATCTAAATTATCTAACCTATTTACAAAGATACCCATCAAATACTGCACGATTTCGATTAAAGCATCTCTCTCATTACTCGTATTATTTTGATAAACTTTCTGCATCTGCTGAATACTCTCACCACTTTGGCCAAAAACGCTGTTTTCTGGCCGAACAAGTGCAGGAGGTATAGAATTAAAAGCCATTAATATATTGTTAAATACTGATTTCTCTGTGTATTCAAAAAGTTTATCGTCTATATTAGAAGAAATATCTTTGAATAAAATAGCATTGTCTAGTTTCTCATTGTCGTCAAATTCTAACTCAACGTGCAATGTATCCCCAACGTTTTCAGCGCCTATAAAGTCCTTAATTGTGTCTTTAAAATTGCTTCTCTCGCTCTGTGCTTCGTGATATTGGTTTGCATCCGTATAATCTTCTAAAGAACCCGCTAAAGGTCTGGTAACAACCAATGTTTTACCGAAAAACCCTTTACGTAATGATTTGTTTTTATAGACGCTTGCCTGTGCTTCGCTATCACAATCATTCATTACCGCATCAATTTGACTTAACGCATAAACGTAGTCGTCATCTAAATTCAAGTATAACACTTGACCTTTATAACGTCTTATTTTTTCAGTTAAATCTTCTCCTTTTACTTTATTAATTTGAGATTGAACAACTTTTTTATCAGGATTAAACACATTAATAAAAGTGATATCAGTTTCATTTAACTTGCTGTTATCCCACTTATCAGATACCGCAATTTTGCCGTTATATTTATTGTCATCTCTTTTGCCAACTCTGCAATGTACGTATGGTAAAACGTCATAAGATGACGGCTCAAAGTTTGCGTTGTAATTAACGTGGATAAATACACCTCTTTGTTTTACCAATGAGTGTGCTATTTTAGAGGTAAAATGTTGCAAGGTTAACATCTTTTCTTTGTTAACAATAACTTTATTTCTTCCCAACCAACCTTTACCCATTAAGTAGGTCGCCATAATTTTAGCGCACGTTTTAGCTGTAACTGAATTATTTATAAAACGGTCAGCACGTTCCGGGTAAAGATTATCTACACCATTTGCAACTATGCCAAGCGACTTGTCAAATTCTGTTTTCTTTTTGTAAACGTCTATAAGTGTGGATTTAACATTCCGCATTTATTCTGCTTTTTTTACAGGTGCTTTTTTAATAATTTTTGGTTCTGGAATAAAAGAAAATAATTCTTTACCGTGTGGGTGTTTCTTAATTAATTCCTTTGCAATTTTATCTGTCATTTCTCCGTTACGGATTGGCTGACCATTTACTCCCAGCTGTATGCCGTTATATTTTGCTTTTAATATGTATTCACTTTTTTGCTCGCTCATTTTAAATAAATTTGTGTAGTTTGTCCAATATTCCTTTCTGCAACTTTTGCAACTTGGATTAAGACTTCCTGTGTTAAATTCTTTTTTGTACTCTGTTAAAAATTCAAATAATAAACCGCCTTTAGAATGATCTCTAAAGACGGTTTGTAAATCATATTTTAAAAACTTTTCAGTCATTTAAATATTTTTTTTTATGCCGTTGCAAATTTCGTATTAAATGCTGTTTTTGTGGTTGCATAATCTGTCTCTAGTAAGTTTCTTGTCATATCAGGATCTTCATAACCGTCCTCATTAGATAGTACGAATTTAATTATTCCGTCAGATTCCTTTGTGTTCCAAGTCATTTCAGAAATTACTAATCCTGCATCCCAACCTAAAACTTCAAATGCGTCATCTTGATCAACTCCCTTCCATTTCTTCTCTACAACCGCTACATACTTTGAACCGCTTGCAATTTCAGAAAGTGATTTTTTATTCGCTACACTTGGAGATAAAACAACCCCCGAAAATGTATGTTTGAATGCATCAAAACTATCTTCTTTTTTTACCAACTCAAAAGATGCTCCTTGCGCTTGTTTAATGCCTTCTACAAAATAACCTTGCCCACCGCTAACGGTTGCTAAGTTAGTTATTAGTAAGTCATTTGTAGCGTCTAACGTGGAGTTTGTTCTGTCAATATCCCCAAATGGAATTAACACAACGTTTACTTCCATTCCGCCAATCGGCTTGGTATCGCAATTCTTTGCAATATCAGCCGATAATTTATCTTCGCAATTTAATGCCATAATGTTTATTTTTTAAGATTAGTATGCAACTACTGCCATGTAAGATTCTAAAAATTTAGCATCTAAAAAGTATGCGTAATCTACATAATTAGCTTTATCTTTCTTTTCATACCAAGATTCTAATGAATTTAAATCAGTCTCTGATAATGTTCCAACTGGAATGTTAGAAGGTGTAGTTAAGACCGCTCTGTGAGGTCTAAAAACAACCGTTGCATCATTCTGGTATAAATTCTGTAATCTATCAAACTCATTTTGAATAATTACAGGAATACCTCTATAAGATAACGTTTGCTTACCATCCTCTGTAATAGTAATTAAACCACCATTTTTTTGTGCTCCTTCTAAATAGTCAAGGTAGTTGTCAAATATTGAACGTGTTACTAAAAATTGCGCTCCTACATTTCCTAACAATCTAGCATCTGCATTGTTGTACATTGCTTTTAAAATATTGAAACCTTCGTCCGCTGCTAATGCTTGTGCTGCATAAGTTGCTCCACTATTCTCTGCAATTGTAATTCTTGGAATATTTGCATCTGCAAAAATTTGTTTCCATAATCCGTCAAATTGATTAAACAAACCTAAATTTGTTCCCGCTTTAAAGTTACCTCCGTCAGCAAAAACTTCTGCCGCTGTATCTCCGTACCATATCTTAGCATTTACCGAAGTCTTAATGGATTCCGTGATTGCTACTGATAACATTGCCATCTCTTGACTTCCTTCTTTATCGAAGTAGTCTGGGTTTGCTTTTTGTGCCTTTCTAAAAAGTTTAAACAACTTGTTCAAATCATTTTGACAATTGGAAAAACGTCCTGCAATTAAAGCTGGATCCCAATATTTTTGAGTGAATGCAAGTGCATCCTGTTCTGCGGGTGTACAATTAGTCAACGCTTCTCCGCCGATTCCTAACTGGTCAACAAATACAATTTGCTCTTTCATTTGAATGCCTGTCTGAACGTCATGTATTGCGTTCATTTCAGACATGATAAACACCTGTTCTACTACTGCTTCAGAAACTTCTGTTGCTTCCTGTGGGTTAAGCGTTAATGCGCTTACATCGAATTTTGTTGCCATATTTTATTTTTTATTTCTAAAAGTTCTACTTGTTTTTTCGCCTTCTTCTTTTTTCTCTAATTTTTTTGTTTCAAAAGATGAAGTGATTGTATTTTTTAATTCTTTAAATTCTGTTTTTAACTTTGCTAAAGAATTTGTTAATTCCGTATTTACGTTATTAACTTTTACCAATTCCGCTTCAAGTTCTTCAACTTTATTGTCTTCAACAACTTCAATAACTGAATCCCAAGTTCCTGCTACAAATACCCAAGTTTGACCGTTTGGCATTACATACTCGCCGTCCGCTGGTGTGCCGTCTATTCTAGCTTTATCACCTGCTACTGGTTCACTATCCTCTTCTACATCAAAGAAGTCAATCTCAACGCCATTAGCATCTTGAACTATCTTATTTGTAGGTTCTTCTTTTTTGAAAAATTTATTATAAAATTTCTCTAAAAGTCCATCGACTTTTTCCTCTGTTAAATTCATTTGTTTATTTGTGTTTAAATTTGCTACTGCCTTAAATTCTATAATATTATTTACGAAACCTTTTTCTTTAAGATAATTAACGTCTAACATCTCATCTTTATTCATCAACGCAATTGCATCTTCTCGTGAAATATTAGTTTCGTTAACATAAATATCAACTAACTTTGTTTCGATTTCTCTTAATTCCTTTGCGCTCTTTTCAAAGTCCGAAGCATTGCCGAACGATCCGCCCATTGGTAAATGAATTAAAAAAGAATCTGTTTTATTTATTTTACGGGTTTCTTTTTTTCCAGCTAGAAATATGATTGAAGCAATTGATGCAACTAACCCACTAGAAGAGGTGTTTACCTCTTGGTCTAAATTCTTGAAATAATTATAAATAGCAAGCCCTTCATATACAGAGCCACCGCTTGAATGGATATTTATGTTTAATGCTTGGTTCTTATCGGAATTATTGACAGCTTCAATTACGCTATCAAGTGTAATTTCATAGCCTACCTCCCCAATTAAGTAAATATCATTTTTCATTATTACAAAAATAATTGATTATGATAGTATTTATACTCAAAAAGTTTTGTAGATTTGCCTTGTAGGGTCGTAGCTACTAATAAGAAACTTTATAATTCCTACCGATAACGAGACTACGACCTCCGCATCGGTAGGTTTTTTAGTTAATGAAAATAGATTTTATACAAAAAATAAATGATGACTACTCAAATATAGATGAGGTTTACAGTCAATTTTTAGAAAAATACAATCCTGATAATATTACAAAAACCGAAATAACTTTTATTTCTATTATTCAGGATTATGAAATTGAAAACGATATTATCCGCAATTATTTAAGAAAAAAACAATTAAAAGCAAAAATGTATAATATTGATTACTACAATCACTATTTACTGTATGGGCGTTTTTTTTTAAAGGGTACTTCTATAAAAAAAATAAAATTTAATGAAGATCAATTTCAAAATATTATTAATAACCTCAATGAATATCTTTTGCAATATGAATACATTTTTAATAAATTAGATAGTATTAACAAAATTGAATTAAAATATGACACAATAGACCACTTGAAGAACGTCTATAATAATCAAACACATAGTAAGTATAAAATAATCTTTGAAGATAGCATAAAACGTATTGAAAACTTCGACTAAAAAATATATTATGAATAAAAAAATTAAAACTTAATATTAATTTATTAAGTTTTTTTTATGTTTAAGTTATGTATATCATATATATTGTATATATTTGCATAGGAAATAACAACAAACCTTAAAAATAAAAATTATGACAACTCAAATTTTTTTATCAGAAAACAGAAAAGAAGTAATTAGCTTTTATAACAGTAACATAAAAAATGATTCTAATTTATCTTTAAAAGAATTTATGATTGATTTAATGAATAACTTTAAACATGTAGTAAAGCATTTAGAATTATACGCAATGCATAATTTAATGATGAATATGTTTCAAGCTCAAGAAAGAATCGGGATCAACAATGAAATAGGAGTAAGCTACTCAAAGCCTTATTCTCAAAGTAATCACGCAAAAATGGTTAATTACCACGGAAAAGATAAAGCTAATAAATTAACAAACCTTTAAAATATAAATTATGAAACTTACAACATTTGAAAACAGAACAAAAGGAAATTCTAAAAGTAGCAATGGATATGGTTATGCTAAAGAATTATTAACAACTAAAACAAGAGTTTATACTTGCCATACTTCTGGAAGAGGAAGATTTACAACAAATATAGACAGAACGGATGATGCTATTAAAATTTTAAAAGATGCTGGATTAAAGTTAAATACTGATTTTGTGACTGGAAATGATTCTCCAAGAGGTGGAAAAACAGGAAACTATGTTGAATTAACTTCTAAAGGAAAAAGAAAAGCTATATCATGTTAAAAAAATAATTCTAAAGACAATAACGAAACTTATTATAACGCATATAACTTATAAAATTATGGTAGAAATTATAAAATTTGAAAGACTGAAAGATTTTTTAAATACGATTAAAGGTATTGAAGTCTTAAAAGAAGAGGAAGTTTTAGGGGAATTTAATAGGATTGTAAAATTTAATATAAGAGGTAAAAATTATACAATTGAATGGTATAAAAATTTAGTAACTCTACATATTGGCAGAAAAGATTTTGAAAACCCTTCATTAAATTTTAGAAGTTTAGGTGTTTACACTTACTCTTGTAGAAGTTCTGAATCTTTATTTTTCTATGACGATTTAGAAGATGGAATTGTAGGTAAAACCCCGAAGATAAAATTTGAAATACCAATAACTAAAAATGAAGAAAAAGCACAGAATATAATATCAAGAGGAATGTTAATAGCATAAAAAAATTATGAGAAAAATAATCGACATAAAAGAAGAAGATATAAAGCCGTTAAAAATGTTAGCGGTTTTAGCCAATAAAGATTTAAAGAATTACATTCAAGATTTATTAACAGAAAAAGTAAATAGCCAAATATAATAAAAATATGAAATTAAATATAGATAAAGAAATGAATCAATACTTTTTAAGATTGGTTGAATCAGGAATTATTACAACATTAAATGAATCTTTTGTCTTTAAATTAGCTTGTGAAGAAATAGAGGAAGTAATTTATAAAAAACAAATTAAAAAATCAAAATAAAAACATTATATTTGCGTAAGATTATTTTGATTTTGTGAAAAAAACCATTTACCCCAATCCTGTTCCTAAATCTGATTGGGGTTTTTTAATTAGCCATCATATACTTGACAGCGTTGCGAATAGTGTTAACACAAACATTATATTCCGCACTCGCATTAAAATATGCTTTTTCTTTGCTTCCTGTAATTTTTAACTCATGTACAAATCGTTCGTAATAAACTTTATAGTCTAAAATCTTTAAGCTAATAATTCCACGTCTCATTAAATCCAAACAGAAACTATCACTTTCAATTATTAATGCTTTACTGTAATTACTTTCTTTTACCATTTATAACATTTTTTATTACTTCTAATTTTAGCAAGCAAAGGACAATCACATTGACTGCAAACCATTCCCTCTACTTCTTTTAATTCATCATTAAGGAAGTCCACGTATTTATTGTAAACCGCACTCTCACAACCGTTACAAACCTTTGCCCTGCGTTTATCTTCTTCCGTTGTAACGCCTTTAAAAACTTTTATCCATGCTTTTAAAATACTAAACATCTGCTCCACTTCTTATTTCTGTTTGTATTCCTTGCATTGACGTAACGTCATCAACAACGGTAACTATCTTTATTTTATTAATCTCATTAATTATTGATCTAGTTGTGTCCGCTGTTGTTCCGCTTGAACTTGAAGTATTGCTAGCCATATCAATTAAACCACCATTAGCGAATTTACTACTATTTAATGACATACTCCCAAACAAAGCAGAGTTAGGCGTATGGGTGTCGTTAAATTCCATAAATTTCTGTGATGCTGATCTTGACATTACGCCAATCAACTCACCTTTTTCAGCTTCAAATCGTGTTCCGTCATCTCCTACGAATTTAGTTCCACCGCTACTATGACGTTTGCCTCCAATCTCTTGCAAACCACCTTTCTCAAACTTTGATGCTGACTTAATAGCCGAAACAACGCCCCCAATTTGTGTAGCAAATCCAATTAATAAAGGTATATTTTGCGGAAAACCTATGCTTGCCGTTGAAGCTACTCCCTCACCAATAGATGCACTTGCACTTGCAGCACTTGCCGCTGCTTTATTTTTTACTTTTGATGCTTCGATTAAACTTTCTTTTAATAAAAATACTTGTTTAATTGCTAAAATTGCTTTTCCTAGTTTACTTTCTCCGTCTGCTAATGCAATAGCTTTATCAAATGTTTTTTCTCTTAATTCTTGTTTAGACTTTTGTAAATCTTTTTCAGAAACGATTTGATCTTCATTAAATTTATTATTTATTTCTGCTAAAGCAATGTTGTGTTCTGTTAATAGTAATTTTTCTAATTCATTTTTTTGAAATTCAGTTAGCTCTAAATTTTCCAAATCCTTTTGTTGCTTCAATAAATCCTGTTCCGCTTTTATCGTTGCTTTTTCTTCGTCTGTTGTGGCGTTGTCTAAAGCTATTTTATTTAATAAATCTCTTTTTCTTTGCTCAAATAAAGTAATCTGTTCTAACTTCTTATTATCTATTTCAGCTTGTTTCTCTGCTTCTCTTGCTGCAGCTTCTTCTAGTTGGTTCTGCTCTGCTTCGTTTTTTGCTATCCTTTCATCCTGTGCCTTTTTACGCTCACCCTCCGCCTGTGTACGAATAATGTTTAACTTATTGGTTAACGTTGTTTGTTGCTCCAGGATTGCAGTTTGCTTTTCGTTTCTTTGCGCTTCAAGTTCTGCAAGTTCTTTGCTTGCCGTTCTGTCCGTATCGTTTTGGCTATTCTTTAAAGTTTGCTGTTCAATTTGTAAATCAATTATAGACTGTTCAGCTTTTAATAAATTATCACTTTCATTAATTGCACGCTTGGCAGCTGCTTCTCTTTCGCTTAAAGTTTTAGTAGTGTCCTCCGCTATCTTATTACTTTCTTTTATAATACGATTAGATTCTGATCGTGATACTATTAATCTATTTTCGGCTTTCTCAATCTGAATTTGTAATACTGCAATCTCTTTTTGAGCCTGTGCAGATTCCGCAATCTTTTCGCCAGCACCTCCCAAAATATTAGAAAATGATTGTGTCTGTTTATTTAAATCAGATTGCGCTCTACCAACCTCAACCAATCTGTCCGCAATTCGTGCAGCTATAATTTCAGCTTCTTCAGTATCGCCCGAAATTCTATTCCATCCTAATCGTATTTTATCTAATCCATTTAATATCCCGCCACTTACAATTGTAAATCTATTGCCTAATTGACCAAAAACATTGAGCGCAATATCTTGTATAACGCCAATAATACCCTGCAATGCCCCTTTAATTGGTGCAAGTGCCTTACTTATTTCATCCGCTCCCTTTTGAGTTGAAGCAAAGGCAGCGATTAATGAGCCTAGAACTACAACTATTGCACCTATTCCCGTAGAAATTAACGCTATTTTAAATATTCTTAAAGCTTTTGAAGCCCCTGTTGTCGCTGCAGTTGATGCTTTCTTGGCCATTGTAAAGCCAATAGTAGACTTTTTAGCCGTATCTGTCGCCGTTGATGCTTCATTTGTTGACTGTTTCATTCTACCAAAACCAATCGAACCTTTATTAGTTGATTCTGTTGATAGATTTACCGCATTTTTCAGCTTGTCTGTTGTGTCCGCTGTTTTCTCCCCAGCATCTGCATACTGTTTGAATCCAATTGATGCGGTCTTTAATCCATCCCGGGTACTTTTTAGCCCATCAATTAATGCCCCAACGTTTGGAAATACTTTTCTTATTGCATCCTCATAGTTTCCTATGCCTATCTTTTGCTGTTCGTATGCACTTACATTCTCTTTTATAAATTTATTGTTATCGTCTAGCCGTCCGTTTATATTGTCTAATTGTTTTTTTCCTTCATCCGTATTAACATTTATTTTATTACGAATCGCTAATAATTCCTTATTACTTTTTCTGGCTTCTTCAATTGTACTAATGTTTTTATTTAAAGCATTTTCTAAAGCCTGTTCTGTTTTAACAAAATTATTATTACTATCAGTTAATTGAACCAAAGTATTTTTTTGCTGGTTGTAACTTGATGACAGCTTCTTTATTTGAACTTCATTTTTTACTAGCTGTGCATTATTATCGCCTTCAGCTTTTTTTAATTCGTTTGTTGATTTTTTTAAAGCATCTAAAGAATCTTTTGTTTCCTTTGCTTTTGCTAGTAAGGAATCAGTATCAATACCTAATTCTGCAATCGTTATTTTATCTGCCATATTATTTAATTAGGAATCTTTATTAATTCTACTTTTGTAATTTCGTTGTTCTTAAAGTTAATAATTTTGTTTAGGTAAAAATTAGCCCCTAACTGTTTAATGTGTTTCAGTTTAAAAAAGTCAACGTTATAAATATCTAATATCGACAATTTACAATCAATTGTAAAAACGTTATAATTGTGTAGCAATTGTTGAAATCTTGCGTAATTATTATCTAGTTCAGTTTGGTAGTCTAATTCGTCAAAATCTAAACCAACATAAGTTGCAGGTAATGATGAAAAATTACTATCTCTTTCTAATCTAATTGCTAAATCACCTGTTATTGTTTGCAATTTAAAAATGCGAATACCATCTTGCTGTGGTTCATTCTCTTCATCCCAATAATTAAAGTTATATCTAGTTCCATTAAAAACTGGTGCTTTAAAAAAAGATGTTAAAACAGTTTGTTCTGGTTTCAAATTTAAATCATTTACAATTAAACTTCCATCCGCAAAATTATCTCCGCTTTCTTCATAATTGTATTTAAATTTATTATCTCGAGCGTATGAATTTGTATAAGATTCTTTTATTTTCCTAACAAATTTATCACTCCAATCTTCTACTTGTCTACTAACATCTAGTAAATCCTGTGAACTTATAAACTCAATTGTATTTTCATTCGGTAATTTTCTAAATGATAAATTAAACCTTTGCATCACATCTTTTACAAAATCGATTTGCTTTGTGTCGCCTATTATTTCTTCAATTTTTATATCAACATAATTTGTATCTGAATCTATATTGGTAGTAAATTCCTCCGTAAAATCATATATATATCCTGCATATTTAGCAACTGGTAGTATATTAATAAAAATTTCAATAACATCACCTTGCTCTGCAAAAAAATTATAAGAACCCGTTAATGGATTGATTGAGGATATACTTGCAAAAGATAAACCGTTCTTTTCTATTGATAAATTAGTATTTGTACCTCTCTGCACATTTATTCTCCCAATAAATGAAATCTCATAATAAGCTGGTACCTGAACATTAAAAGTATCAACTAAAATAGAAACAGGAAAATTGTTTGGTCTTGTTCCTGAATGTTGTTCTGAATTTGATGCACTGTAAACTTTACTACTCTGTTGCGTAACCGTTGGCTCAAAGCCTTTGTCCATCGTTATAACTCTACTCAAATAATCTGTATTTGTAAAAATATCACCTTCAACTTCCCAACCTATTTGATTGAATATCATTTTAAAAAGTGTGTGAATATAAAAACTAGGTATTGAATTTACAACCGTTACGGGAGTACCATTTAATCCATAAATATACCCCTCCGTTTTGCTAAAGGAATCTATCATTGATTCAATTGAAAGCCTATGATTGTATTTAACAGGGCTTGTAAAATTTAAATCTGCTAGGGTTTTGATGCCTAAAATATCATTGATAGCAATGTTCCCGTCATAAATTACCAACGAATAAAATTCGCTCGTTTCTCTTATTTTTGCGTTTCCATTTGTTACTAATTCAATTCCGTCAAGAACATATTTAGCCGTTATAATTTCATAAGGCTTTCTGCTAGTTGAACCTGAATATCCTAACAAATCTAATGCCTTCTCATTGTTTGGCGTTCTAGGTATCTTTATATTATTTGAATAATTAGCCTGTCTGTCCTTTAATTCTCTAAAGTCATTAACCTGCAATGACCTTGCAACACTTCCAGGAGATAGGTCAATTAAAATATCATTTAAATATAAACGTTCATCCATTATACTTGAGTATATTTATTTTTGATTATCTGAATAGAAATATTTGCCAAATCTCTTTTTGTATTTGTCCATGTGAACGACCCACCTCTAACTATTACGGTCTGCCATAATGCTACGGAATTAACCGTGCCATTGTAAAGTTCAACCCTTGGACTGGTTAATATGCTTTGAAGCTGTGCAATTTCATTTGTATCTAAATTTTTAGAAGTCAAGTTTAAAGTTTCTTCCCCATCTTTACCTGTTATTAAAGTAGTTGCCGAGGTTTCTGTTATATCTTTAAAATCTACATTAAATTCGTCTTTAATTCTTGCGTTAATAGTGGAGGTGTAAATTGAATTAAATAACCAATATGACCAACTACCAAACTCATTAATGTATTTTAAATAAACGCCACTACAACTATCTACTAGTTTAATATTGATTCGTTTAACGTTAAATAAAGAAATGTATAATATGTTTAATCCTACTTGTAATATATTATCATTTCCATCATCTTTTAATAAATTACCTATATTGTCAGATAAAAAGAATCTATTTGAACCTACTACAAAGTTATAAATTTTATAGAAACCAGGTGCAGGATTTAACAACACTCCATTATATTCTACATTACTATAATAAGTGAAATCAAAAGGATATCCTTTAAAAAATGTTAAATTATTTAAGCTAACAAAATCATTGCTATTTGTAGTTTTTTCAATATCAATAACATTGTTAATCTGACTAACCGAACGTAAAATAGAGTAGGTAGTTTGGTTGTTAACAATCGTATAATCTGTAAACTGAATAGTAAATTTAATTATTAAATCTTTAATAATATCATCGTCTAAACTTAAACCTAAAACATTTGGCGTGTTATCTTGCCAATTATCTTCTCTAGCAATTAAGCTACACATTTCTTTTAGGTTAAAATGAAAATTATTATTAATTGGTGTTCTAGTTAAACTAAATGTATTATTTATAAGAACCGTACATTTTTTCGCTGTCTTTGCCCCGTCATCAGCAAACTCGAATACATTGTTATTAAATGCATTAATTAACCTATTTACGTTTGGTTTGCTTGTATAAACTATTGCCATTATTCTTTAATTTGTTTTAATCCATCCACAAAAAAAGGCACTAAACCTATTGCTAATTTTTCACCTACTTTATTAATTATATTCTGAATCCTTTGCTGTGTTATTACTTGGCCAACTAAATCAACACCTCCATATCCTTGCCTGTTCCATCCGTCCCTGTGTATCTTTCTAGTAATTAAAAACGCTAAAGATGACATACTTATATTATCCTTTGGCACAATTCCCTTGTCAATAATCCACTGCTTAATAGCCTTAATCAAATCACCTTTACCTGTTCCTGTTGTTGGTTTTCTTCCAAATTGTAAAGCTCCTGTATAATCAACGCCCAATAATTTAGTAGAGCTTCCTTCTTGTACAACCTCCAACTCACGTTCAAACTTACCACTTGCCTTCATGCCAAGTTCTTTATATTTTGCAACCAAATCAACTTGCAAACTTTCAAACTCTTTCTTTACAAACAGTCTAGTTTCTTCGTCTAACTTGTCTATCATAATATTGAAATGGTATAACTAACTACTAATCCGTCTAAATTAGTGTCGTATAAATTAATATCCTCAAAGAAACTCCAAGCTGTAATTTCATAATCACCACAATTTAATAGGGTTTTAATTTTTGGTAATTCGTTATTTTTTAAAGGCTTTATGTTATCTTCATACTTTTCTTCATAAGTTTTATCAATAGTAGATTGAATGCCTAAAATAAAATTTCCAGTGAACACAGTTTCTTTTACACCTCCAAATTCATCGGATGGCTGTGATATTCTTACGGGGTCAAGCAATAAGTATATTTTATTATCATCTAAAGATGACCTTATCAAATTGTGATTAGCCCTATTTCCATAAGAAAAAGTCCAACCTAAACTTACCGCTAAATCTCTTAATACCTCTACTATATCATTTTGCATTGCTGTATATTCTTTGTACTTCGCTAACTATATTATTGGTTGCTAGTATATTTAAAACTTTTGTATATTTCCAATTCCCCACTATTTCAGGGTCAACTCCAAACTGTTTGCCAATATTTACCTTTGCTAACATTGTACTAAATGGTCGCATCATGTCATAACCACCTATCTCAATCATTTTTGTGTCTGGCTCTGAATATAACAGTTTTTCTTCAACCTTTAATTTTTCTCTCATCATATTGATAACGTAATTCTTTGCTTTAAAAAACTGGAATATACTTTCATTATAAAATAATTTTTCAGATGATACGTAAAAATTTCCTTTTATCCTAAACAAATGTATAAATAATTCTTTTAAATTATCTAAATTAGGATCATTAAACACGCTTATCATATATTTAAATTCGTTAAACGTTATCTTGCTAGCATCAAATCTATGACCGCATAGCTTATTTTCTTCCTTCAATATATCAATATAGAAGTCATATTCATCTGTATTTTCCAAACTAAAATATTCTAAAATACTAATATCTTCGATCGACTCTTGCATTTGTTACCCGTTTTTTTCTTCCTAAAGTTTCCATTTCGTGATATCTTACCGCATCAATTCCATGGTTATAAAGATCAATGGGTTTATTTAAATTGTTGTTACTTTTATCTTTAATCCAAGTGTATTTCCTAAACTCATTTATTAGATTCTTTGAGTTTGAAGTAATTAAATAAGTCTGCTCCTGCATTACTTGGATGCCAAACATTACGCTGTCCTGTCCTTTCTTAACTCCTTTAACCTTGCATCCGTAGCTGCTTAATTCTGATATAGATTTAGGTTCGGCACTATCGCAATAAGTTATAACTCTATCAGGAATCATTTTATAAATTTCCCTATTACTTAAACCTTTGCGATAACAAACTTCGTGCAGTATTCTTTGATCGTTGTATTTATAGACTTCAATAATTGATGTGGGATCATTTGTAAAACCAAAATCTAAACCTCTACCTAATAAACGAGCTTCTTTAGGCAGTGAATTAATTACGCTCCAATTATTAAATACAACGCCTTCTAAATTACCAAGTAATCCCAAACCATAAACACGCCACTTATTAGACCAATATTTATTAGCTATATTACTATCTTGGAATAGTTGTTTATCTGGTAAATTTACATCATGGAAACCTTTATTTTTATAATCTAATATACTTTTAACCTCACTTTTTGAAAGATATTCGTTATCTTCAAAAGTTAAGGTTATAAAATTATTATCGTTTATGTATTCGTCACCCCAAAATAAAGCGTCTGGATTGTAATCAATTATTGTAAGACCTGCCCTAGAAATAAATTGTACGGCCGTATCAACATCCATCTTATCCGCCTCATTTATATACAATATATCACGTCTAAATCCTTTACCAACGTCATTGACATCTGCACCAAGAAAGTCTAAATAAGACCCGTTAAAATACTCGTGTTTGCTTTCTGATCTATTAAAATCAGTTTCATTTTGGATAGTTCCCCAATCTTTACATATTTTTTTGTAGTCGCGTATAACCGTCCTTTTCATTTTGGATAGTTCTGAAGATAAGATAGTAGCTTCTTTAGTAGAGCTACACAAACTCTGTATAATAATCTGAATTATACTAACAGTTTTTGATGCTCCTTGACCTCCCCGAATAACAAACACGTCCTGATCTGGATTCGATTGGATCAAATCTAGTATCTTAAAATAAGCTTTGGTGTATAAATATTTGTTATCGTTTACCAATATTTAAACTATTATTGTACCCCCTATTAATCCGTCACTACCTTTATTACTAAAACCTCCTAAATCTTTACTTTTAAAATTATTTATTGAAATTAAACTTAAGCATTCTTGAAAAACAACCTCATGAATTGTTCCTAAAACTTTTAATTCTTTAGTAATAGAGTTATAATCTAATTCGTAAATATCATAATTAGTGTCGTCTTCTTTTATTATTTTTTCAGCCCAAGATAAAGCTTCATCATAAAAAAACCTAGATATGTTTCTCAAAATTATTTTATATTTCATTTTATTATTTTGTTAAATAAATTAATTCTCTTTGACTTTCAATATATCTACCTCTTAACTCTTTAGTAAATTTTTTTTGTTCTTTTAACTCTTTTTTAAGTTGTAAATTATCAATTTTTAAATTATAATTAACAGTTAATGACTTTAATAAGTTAATAGTTAAAATTTTAATCTTTTCTTTTTTCTTCATGTTATTTTTATCTGTTGCCAATATCTGGCAATTTAGGTATGTTTAACGTGCCTTTTAATTCTGTTTGATTCTTATCAGTCCAACCTAACTTGTTTTTAGCATAAAATATTCCTTTGCCCTCGTTAGCTACTATGTCCCCAGCTAAACTTTTAAACCAAACATCTATATTAAATATAGTTTTTTGCTTATAAGTATTATCCCATTTTAACCAACGATAATAGGTGCTCCTTTTTATAGTGTCCTTTTTTGAATAGTTTAAAGGTATCCAAATATTAAGGAAATAATCAATTGTAGGTATGTGTCTATCCTTAACATCTTCTTTAGTTCCTTTATTAGAAAGTATCTCTTTAGTGTTATTAATACACTCTTGAATATAATCCCAAGCAAGTTGCTCTAACCTATCTACAAATTGTTTTGTTTTACCCATAATTAAAAATTAACGGAGTCGAACCGCTGAAAACACATAGGCACATTTAAACCTACCAACAAAACCCTGACCGCAAAGCTTTATTGTAATTCTTAATATTGTAAATTAATTAGAGTGCGTGATTGGATTCGAACCAACGAATAATAGTTTTGCAAACCATCCCCTTAAACCGCTTGGATACACGCACAAATTTAATCAATTAGACACAAAGATAATGAATTTAGTTCAAT